ACCAACAACCTCAGCAAGTGCCACAAGGGTGGCGGATGCTTGTTTTAAGACGGGCATAAGTTCGTTGATTGGGCAGACGGAAGGGGTGATTTTTTATGATGGTGTTTTGACGGGTATTTCAACCCCTTTTGCAAACTTAATCAACTCGGAAAAAAATGTAACTGGCTCATTTGCAATAGGGCAGAATACAGCGGGAAATATTTTATGCCAATTATATATTAATACTTCAGCCGTGGTCAATATTTCAGGTGGGGCTTTTGCCGTTGGAACGCGTACTAAAATTGCATTTGCTTATAAAAGTGGAAGTTCTGCATTGTATGTTAATGGTAGCCAACTTGCAACAAGTTCTGCAACATTCACCCCAATTGAAAATATAGATGATATTTTTATTGGCGATGTGACAACTTATTTCAACTATAAAGAAAATACGCAAGTCAACCAAGTTGCATTATTCAAAACCCGCCTAACAAACGCAGAACTTGCATCCATCACCAGTTTATAATGGCAGTCGTTTATATACATATGAAACCAGAAAGTAAAGAGGTCTTTTATGTAGGCATTGGAAACGATGTTAAACGGGCTTATCATTTTGGTTCAAGAAGTGAGATTTGGAAACGCCATTATAATAAATATGGGGTATTAGTAAATGTTCTTTGTTCGGATATAGAATTAAATTCAGCCAAAGAAATTGAAAAATGGTTAATTGCATATTATGGTAAAAAACAATTATGCAATAGGACTGATGGCGGTGAAGGTTTTTTTGGTGGCAAACATTCGGAAGAATCAAAACAAAAAATGAGTGCGAAATTAAAAGGGCGCATTGCAACCGAAGAAACCAAAGCCAAAATAAGTGAAAAGTTGAAAGGTCATCCAAATTACAATTTGTCGCACACCGATGAGGCAAAGCGTAAAATAGGCGAAGCGTGGAAAGGTAAAAAAAGAAGTGAGTATTTTTGCCAACAAGTCAAGCAATCAAAAATAGGGTATTGCCCAAGTCGACAAGCCATTGAAAATGGAGTTAAAAAAAGACAAGAAACGGCAAGTTTAATCCAAGAAATTACCACGGGATTTGTAGGCAAAATTTGGGAAATTGAAAGTAAATTTGAGATTGACCGCAGAGCCGTTTATTATAACTGTCAATTAATGAAACCAATCACAAAAGGAATGGGCAAGGGATTGCAATTCCAAAAAATAACAACTATCTAAATGAAAACCTTTTCAAAATTTGAATTTACCCCCACCGAATGGGCAACACTTCGCAAATTAATAGAAACTACCACAACCAACCCCGATGGGGGCGAAACAACTTCTTTTGTAGATTGCGCAGTTGTAGAGTTGGGATTTTTACCAATTACCCCCGCAGTCATCAAAGATATGGAGGTTGTAACCCCCGCAGTTTTAAGCGATAAATGGGCGGTAGATATTTTGTTTTATACCGAACCACCCGCAGAGTTTACGCCGTTTGAGGTGTGGCCAGACCCGATGGGAATACACACATTCAGCGGGGACGATTCACTTTATTTGAAGGGGTATTGCGCGAAGTTTCCCGATTCACCATATTGTGTAATTCCAACACCAAATGAACAAATTTAACAATGACACCACGGCGGCGATTGCCACGGCCATTTCAGGCAGTTCGGCAATTATCACCTTCACGCAAACTTATCAGCCAATCCTTACCTTTGTGGTGGGCATTGTTGGTCTTATTTCGGGTTTGTTGGCGGTGGTTTATTACAGTAAAAAAATCAATCGCATCAAATGACAGTAAAAAAGCAAGTTAACGCAAACGCATTGCCCGTTTCGTTTGACCAGTTCAAGAAAAACCCGGTGGCCGCGGTGGCATTTTGCATGTTGGCGGCCGTTTCATATTTATACTATGATGTCAAAAATTCGTACACCGAACAAATCGAAAAAGCCAATCAAAAAATTGACCAATTGGATTTGAAGGTTGACCGGATGTCATCAGCGTTGAAAAAATCGGATTCGGCATTGTCGGCCGCAATCACGGAATTGCGAATTATTAACACCGTTAAAAAGTTATGAAAACCATTTTGACGGCCTTTGTTGCCATCATTTTGACATTAGAAATGATTTACCCGGTCGGGGCTGTAAACACGCCCAATGTGGATGAAATTGAACAAATGTTGAAGCGCGTTGAAAACAACATGAAAATGGCATCCAATGTCGTTTCCGCTGCAAAGAAGCAAGGCGAACAATTGGTTGAAAACAAAGTTGCCGAAAAGGCCGAATTAAAAGAAGCCGTTGCAACCGCCGAAACAAAAATCGAGGCGATGACATCAACCATGTTGTTCATGGGCGTTGACACCGGATTGGTTGGCATGGACACCGCATCAATCAACAACATGTTAAAATTAAACGGCTTGAAATAATGGCAAAGGCAAAAACATCATCCGGTGTGAGTTGGCAACCAAAGCCAAAGCGCAAAAACAAAGGTGTTCACTCAAAAAATAATAAACCCGCAAAAAAATATCGCGGTCAAGGCAGATGAAAAAGATTTTTCAAATATTTCAGGGCGACAAAGGCGAATTCAGTTCCAAACGATTTGTTGGGATTGTCGGATCATTCATTTTGTTTGGCACAATGGCCCACAATTCATTGTCACCCCAAGACATCGCGCCATCCAAAGAATTGGTTGAAGCGGTTGAATGGATTGTGATTTGTTGTTTGGGATTCACATCCATCGACAAATTTGCAAACACCAAAAACGATGCGGAAAGTTGATTTGACCATTTTGTTGTTGGTGTTGTTGTTTGTTGGTGGGTTCGCCTATATTCATTTTGCAGTTCCAAAACAAACCAATGTTGTTCATGGCCCGGCCATCAGAGTTGTTCAAAAAGAATTCGACACATTGCAAATCATTAAAAACAAATACAAAACATTACATGACACGCAAATATTTATTCAAAGCAAATATGAAACACTTTTTGTGGCTTATCATGGCGATACAAGTTGCGCAGCCACACGCCGCATCATCGCAATGCATCGATTCCTTGACAGTTGCGGAAAATAATTTATATTTATTAAAAGGCGCGGAGGCGCGCGAACAATTGGCGTTGTGCCGGGAATATCGCAAAATTGATTCCGAGGTCATCGCACAACAAGAACGGATCACAAACAAATTGTTGGATGAAATCAAAAAGCGTGACGAACGATTTTACCAGCTGCGCAAAGTGACAATTGCATTGGGCGTTGGTTTAATTATCTTTGTATTGTTATGATTACAATTGCAGATTTGAAACGCACAATGGCCGCCAAAGGTTATGCATTTTTTGAAAATGGGGATTTCAATTTGAACATCATTGGTGTTCGAAATTCAGCAACCGGGCAAAAGGTCACAAACGCATTTGATGACAAAATCGTTGTTGCCTACAAAGAAAAGGACAATTGGTTCATCAAAGAATGGGCAATCACCACCGACAATGGCGCGGGGACGGCCCGAATGAAGCCCGGACAATATCGCGGTTCACATCACATTGGATTGCATCAGGGCAAATATGAAGCGTTGAAACAATGTGGCCCGGTGACTGTATTCCGTGATGACATCAAAGATGGCGTGTATAATGAGAACGCAACGCAAACGGGCGTGTTTGGCATAAACATTCACAAAGCCGGTGTTGATTCAGTTCAGGTCAACAATTGGTCCGAAGGTTGTCAGGTGTTTAAACGCACCCAAGATTTCAACCAGTTCATGTTGTTAGCAAAAAAAGCGGCCGCCTTGCATGGCAACCGCTTCACATATACTTTGATTACTTCAAACGATTTCGCGTTGAAATAGGGTTATTTGCCCATTTTCGCGTTGTTTGCGGCAATGTCGACCACTTCATCGGCAGAATATAACCCCATCATGATTTCGGGGGCGTATAAACGACCAAAAAAAGCCGCCGCCCTATATTTTAACATCAATTCGGGCATTGTTTTCCATTTTGATCCGGGTTTATCCAACCATCCTTCCAACTTTGCCATTTCCATCGTCACCGTTGGGCCTTCCAAAATTGCGCCTGATTGTTTATCCATTGTGACGGCCTTGCATGATGTTGGTGTTGATTCAAACCGCAGCGTTCCAAATCGCCCGCATGAATTTAATGAGGCGATGATAAATGATGAACCCCATGATGGTCGTCCGTGGATGATGTGCAAATTTTGCATGACCATCAAAGGCGATGCGTTCATCCGGTGGGCCATTTCTAATGCCACCATCGTGTTTGCAATGTTTCCTTTGTACTGATTCGGAACAAGGTCGGATGATGACAATAATTTGGCGATTCTTTGGGCGTGTTCAAATTGCGCCGGGGCAAACACTTGACCGGATTCACCAGTTGTGTTGCTGTTGATGATTGTTAATTCGTTGTTTTCCATTGTTCAGCAAATATACACAATGTTGCAAATGTCAACAAAGGATGCGCGATATTTGCGCAGATTCATCCAAACTTATCGTTGTTTCATCATTGTTGATTTAAGGGGCGGCCGCCGATGGTTGCCCCTTTTTTCGTTCAATACGAAAATTTTTTAAAAAAATGTCACAAATGTTTTTTTGTTTGCAAAATGTGTTTTAACATTGCATCAACAATTAAGAAAAACGACATGGATTTAATCTACCTTATCATTTTAACGCCCATTACCATTGCGGTGATGTATGGCGCGCATTGCATCAAATTGAATTCAAAGCGATTCAACGAAATGCCGGAGGCCAAACTGTATCAATTTGAACGCGATGAATACATCCCGGAATTCAATGAATTCACGCAAATGTTGGTTCAACGCAGAATGTACAAAGGCAAAAACAAATAAAACAACGATAATGATTTACATTTTTTTAACCATCAGTTGCGTCACCGCATTCATTTTGTGGTTGATGTACAATGCCAGTCGCGCGCAAGTTCGCGGCCTTGAAAAAAGCGTTTGGAAACAAAACAAAGTCATTTTTGACAATGAATCAAATTTGATGGCGCAGAAATCGCAGATTGCCGGATTGACCGACAAATTGCACACATTTTCAAATTTGTATCAGGATGTTCAACGGAAATACGAAGATTCGATGATCCGTGATGCCGCCATCCGTGAAAAAGCCCGCATTGCAAAACAAAAGCAACGCGCAAAGAAAAAGGAGGCCGGCAAATGAGCGCAAAAATAATGGCGTTCATGCGCCAAATAAACGAAGGCAAAGTTGAAACCAACCGCGCCAAAATCTTTGTTGCAATCCAAAAATGGAATTGCGTTTCCACAAAAACATTGATTGACAATTTCGGATTGCACCCGACCGTTACATCGGTTTTGTCATCACTTGAATCAGATGGTTTGATCCGCAAATGTGGGGAAATCGAAATTGGTGGGCGCGTATTTTCACAATGGGCGGCGCATTCCAACATTGATGGAATCATGGCGCATAAACGCGACATCGAAGAAAAGAAAAAGGCGCAATGGATAAAACGGGCGCAAAATTCCGGATGGATTGACAATCAAGTTGCGTATTTTTTAACAAAACATGTATTGGATGGAAAATAAAGTCATGACACCAATGGCCCAGTTGATTGAATTCATGGAGGCATTTGAAAAAGTAAAATTCAGGGATTCAGAAAAGGAATATTGGTTGATGAAAGAAAAGATTGAAAACCAAATGGCCTACAATGCCGGTTTCAGTTTTGCCCACAAAAGATGCAAACAAAAGTTTATTTGGTCACATGAATTATGAGTTGGAAAATCATTTTATTAATACAATTGCACATTTTGGTGGCGTATGTCATCGGGTATAAATTAGGGAAACAAGATGCAAAGAATCACGGAAATGGTTGAAATCGCAATTGGCGATGAACCAACAATCACAAAAACACAATTAAAAGCCATTTTAAGCGTAATTAAGGACACCGAAACGAAAATTTTGGTTAAGGTACACAAAGACGGTAAAAACACAATTTTAAGCAATGAAACAAGCCACAACGCAATCAAAAGATTATTTTCGTGAATTTGTCAAAGAACGCAGCAAAAACGCTCGATTGTCATTAGACATAATTCGAATGCGTGACCAGTACGAACGCGAAATCGCTACATTAAAAAATGAAATTATTTATCCCAAAGTAAAATTCAAAACAACATTGGACATTCAACATGAAAACGCCGTTAGCCGGTTAGATTTGATGAATCAGGTGTTGCAATGTCTTTGCGAAGTTGGATCAATGACACCGGGAAAAATAATGGGTCGATTGCGCGAAGGTGATGTCATAATGATTCGGCACATGTATTCATTCATTTTGCGCCGTCATTATCATTTTACATTCGAGCAAATCGGCAACAAATTAGGTCGCGACCATTCGTCAATCATTCACGCCGTGAACACATTTGAATCATGGAAAAAAACCGACCGACATGCGCGCCAGCTGTACAAAAAAGCGTTGGAAATTTTAAAATTGGAAAGCGATGGAGAAAGCGAGTAACACATACAAAGAACGCCAAACAGTCGCAAACATGTCGGAAATGTGGTTTGTTGATTACATGGAATCGGTTGGAATGCCAGTTCAAAGGGTTGGGTTTAACGAAAAAGAAATGAACATCAATGGGTTTTGGAACATTCATCGGTTGATCCGGTCATTGCCTGATTTTGTATATTTCAACGCCAAAAAACAACGCATGATGTATTTCCATATTAAAGGAACAAATAAGATGAAAATTGACGATGTTATTAATTACAGCGCATTTGAATTCCTTTTTGGTTTGAATGCTGATTTGTTCATTGTTTTTATGTTTGAACCGGGCAAGCCAATCAAACGAACCATGCGCCAAATACGGGAAATGATGACCGGATTGACAATCGCAAAATGGCATGATGGCAAACAATATGTTGCATTGAATTTAAAACAATTAGATGGCAAAGGATAAAAAATCATTTGTGTTGTATTGCGATATTATACACACAATCGAACAATTAACGGATGAGCAAGCCGGACACTTATTCAAACATGTTTTGTATTATGTGAACGACCTGAATCCCGACACCGATAATGTCATCACCAAAATTGCATTTGAACCAATCAAACAACAATTGAAACGCGATTTGGTGCGATACGAAAAAATCCGTGAACGCAATTCTTTATCCGCACGCATGCGATGGGATGCGAACGCATGCGAACGCATACCAAACGATGCAAAAAATGCCGATAATGATAATGATAATGATAATGATATAAATATAGTATTGGAACAAAAAGCCAAAAAGCCAAAAAGGTTCACAAAACCGCCGGTTGATGATGTGCGTCAATACATGGCCGAATTAAACATGAACGACATGTCACAACGGTTTGTTGATTACTACGAATCAAATGGATGGAAAGTTGGCAAAAATCCGATGAAGGATTGGAAAGCGGCCGTAAGAACATGGAAACAACAAAACAATGATAAACAACCAAAACAAGAATCTTTTTACAAACCCTTAAAATTTGACTAATGATGTGGATCGAAGAAATTAACCAAAACACCGCCGTGGTGGTATTCAACGGCAACCATTTATTCACCGGAACATGGTATGAATGTTCGCTATTTATCAAACAATACAATGAGCAATAAAAAAACAACAATGTTGACACCGCAACAAAAAGCCAACCAGTTAATCAATAAATTCCTTTTTGTCAATTCAGAATCAGTTGAATTGGTGACGGGTGAATGTGATGTGATTTTTTCATTAAACAAAAGCGATGCGATTGAATGCGCGTTGATTCATGTCAATGAGTTAATCGCAGAAATGCGCGATAATGAATTAAATTTCCAAATAAAAACACCGCATGGCGTGTTTGTTTATTGGGATGTCGTGAAACACGAAATCAAACAAAAACAATGAGCAACAATAAACAAAGTATGAAACTATACACAGAAGAACAAGTATTTAAGGCTATTCAAATGGCAGACAAATATCATTATCTAATAACATCAGAAGAATGTGATATTGTAAACTCACTAACCCCCATCGAACTACCAAGTGATGAGGAGATAGAGAAAGAATCTTTTGATTTGTACGCAAATCACAACACATACTCACTTAATGTTCGTCAATACAAAGCATTTAAGCGTGGCGCAAAATGGATGAGTGATAAAATACAAGGAGGTAACAAATGAAAACATTCATTATCACAATTGAAATCGAACACACCGACCGTCAATTCAATTCTTATCCGGTGCAAACATTCATTGCGGAAATTGGTTCACCAGCTGCAAATTGGGTCAAAACAATGAAAAAAGCATTTCGGGAAACAACATTGGGTGAAAAAGCCGAATCGATTACCGTTGAATATGCGATCCGCGAACAAACAAACCATGTCCGAATTGTCATGAGCAATGTTAACAACATCGACAAATGGCGCGTGTATGTCAATCAGGAATTGAAATTTGAATCCGAAAATTACACACACGCATTGGCAATTGCACAATACTACAAACAACAATGACCAACGAAGAATATATTATCAGTCAATTAGCGTTTTATTCTGAATTGCATCATCATTTGCCAAAGATTCAATCAAAATGGTTTACAAATAAATCATTGGGCAAAATAGTTAAAGCGATGCGCATTGTCTATGAATCAGGCGAAACCGTCAACCCGTTCACCATTCGGAAATATTTGGATCGAGCGGAAACAATATTGGCCGCGCAATTATCGGCCGCATGTTCGGGATTGCCATCAATCAAAAATCAGGTCATCGAACTACAATACAATTTTGTTTTAAACAATATCAAAAACCGGATCATTGGTTTGAATTTTGACGGTGGGTTGATTGAAGCAAAGGCGCAATTGCAATCAATAATTGATGAAGCACAAATTGACATTGGCCATGAGCCGAAAGACATCAACGCCGTTTCCAAAGATGTCATGACCAACATTGTCGATGCAATGTCGCGCGGCAACCAGTTGACCGGAAAACCATCAGGTTGGCGCAAACTTGACAAAGCGATTGGAGGTTACAACGCCGGTGACATGATTGTTGTGGCCGGTCGCCCCGGAATGGGAAAGACGGCCATCGCCTTGACATTTGCCCATGATTTCGCGTTGCGTAATGGCCGCGCATTGTTCCTATCATTGGAGATGTCAAACGAACAATTGGCCAAACGCTATGTTTCATTGATTGGTCAAATACCAAATGGACGCATTCGCAATCATTCATTGTACAAAGAAGAAATTGACAATGTTCAACAATTCCTGAATACACCACCGATGACATTCCACATTGATGACGACCCGGACACATCATTGCAGATGATCCGCGGCAAATGTAAATTGCACAAAGCAAAACACGGGTTGGACCTTGTAATCATCGATTATATACAATTGATTCGCGTAAACAAAAGCCATTCGCGCGAACAAGAAATCGCCGAGATATCGCGCGGGTTGAAATTGTTAGCAAAAGAATTGGGATGCACCGTGATGATATTAGCGCAGTTATCACGCAAACCAGAAGAACGCGCCGACAAACGCCCGTTGTTATCGGATTTAAGGGAATCAGGCGCAATCGAACAAGATGCGGATGTTGTGTTGTTCCCATTCCGTCCGGCCTATTATGACAAAGAACAACCGCCAATTGAACAAGCGGAATTGATAATTGCAAAGAATAGGCACGGGGAATCAGGGGCAATCGATGTGACATTCATGGGCAAGTTGACAAAGTACACGGAAATTGTAACATGAAACACGGTTCGTTATTTAGCGGAATAGGCGGGTTTGACCTTGCATCCGAATGGATGGGATGGGAAAATGTTTTCCATTGTGAATGGAATCCGTTTGGGCAAAAAGTATTGAAACATTATTGGCCGATGGCCGAATCATTTGAAGACATAACAAAATCAGATTTCACAAAATATGCAAACACAATTGACATTCTCACTGGGGGATTCCCATGCCAACCATATTCATCAGCCGGCAAACGCCTGGGCAAAGAAGACGAACGCCACCTTTGGCCGGAGATGTTGCGAGCAATACGCGAAATTGCCCCGCGTTTCGTGGTGGGCGAAAATGTTCGCGGACTCACTAATTGGAACGGGGGAATGGTATTCGACGAGGTGTGCGCTGAATTGGAAAATCTTGGGTATCAAGTCGCGCCCGTTGTTATACCTGCATGCGCGGTCAATGCGCCACACAAACGCGAACGAATTTGGTTCGTTGCTACCAACACCAAGAACAGCGGATGTGGAGGGCGGTTGTGTGAAAGATGTGCAGATGGAAAACGGACAATATTTCAGGACGAACAAGGAGGGAATCAGGTGGGGTGTGAAATTGAGGGATGTTGTAGAATCTGGAATGTTGCCAACACCAATGGCATCGGACAAGAATTTACACTACAAAACGGAGAATTGGAAAGGGGACGATTTGGGTTCACACATGAACGAAGCACTTGGCACGCGTTCCCATCTCAATCCCCTATTTGTGGCGGAGATGATGGGATTCCCACCGAATTGGACGATATCACCATATCAAAGTGGCGACAAGAAAGTGTGAAAGCATTTGGCAATGCCATCGTTCCCCAGGTTGCGTTTGAAATATTTAAAGCCATCGAACGCGTCGACAATAAGATGTTGTAATTGTTTGAAAAAATAATCGTATAACTTTGCATCATGCCGACATTCCCATCCAAAAAGATTCAAAACAAAACAATTCACACGGCCCATCGCCATCGTGAACCACGCTATCAAACGACAGCATGGCGCGCGTTGCGTGAATCGGTGTTGCGTGATGAACCATTGTGCCGTCAATGTCGCGACAATGGAATCATCACAGCAGCACAAATGGTTGACCATATTGAACCCGTTCGATTGGGTGGGTCGTTCACATCGTTGGACAATTTGCAACCGCTGTGCAATCGATGCCATGCGAGCAAGTCCGGAAAGGAATCACGATTGTGAATTTAGATTCTGCAATGAGATACGAACACACGCACGGGGTGAGCCGCGAAAACGCGTTGTTGACCGCCATCGGCGACCCGGTAGGGGGGTATTTTCCCCACGGCGACCCATGGTCAAC